GACATTAGATTCTTGGATAAAAAGAAATGCTTCACACTTGTTTAGTTCCACTGTAGAAGCTTTAAATTTTTTAGGTTGTAAAAGACATGATTTTTTTCAGGGTGTCAAAAATGTATGGTATGTAGATATGCCAGATTTTGAAAAAGCGAAAGAAAAGAAAACTAATGGAATAAATAAAAAAACAACAAGTGAGATGGATGATGAGTACCACAACAAATTTAGAGCTCCAAAAACAGAAAGCCCTACACAAAAAAACGATTAAAATATTTGGGCCCCCTGGAACAGGTAAAACACATAATTTAATTGAAAGAGTTTTAAAAGGGGCCTTACGAAGAAACATTAATCCAAATAATATTGCTTTTATCTCCTTTACTAATAAAGCAGTTAGAACCGCTAGAGATAGAGCACTATCAGCTTTTCCTCAGTATTCATTAAAAGATTTTAACAGATTTAGAACATTACATTCATACTGCAGAAGATATTTTCAAGAAGAAATATTTGATACGAAAGATTGCATGCTCGATTTTGCTCTGCAAAATAAATTAATAAGAACAAGTGACAGTAGAGTTGATGATGATAATTTTACATATAAGGACTGGTCACTTGCTATCTATGACAAAGCACGTAACATGATGGAAGATCCAGTAAAAATTTATAAAAGAGAAACCTATAAAAAGGAACCTTTAAATGTTTATTTAAGAAAAATAGACACGTACGAACATTACAAGAGATCAGGAGGAGAAAATTCATTTATAGATTTTACAGATATGATTGGTAGAGCCATTGATGAGATAGAGTTCCCTCCATTGGACATATTAATATTAGATGAAGCTCAAGATTTTACTCCCTTACAGTGGTCAGTAATTTATAAGATGTGTGATAATGTAAAAAAAATTTATTTAGCCGGAGACGATGATCAAGCAATCTATAGATGGAATGGTGCAGATCCAAAATATTTTACAACTTACTTTCCAGGTCGAAAGGTTGTTTTACGTAGGACACAAAGGTTTGGTGAAGCCGTGTATAATTTTGCACAAATTATAAGAAGAGGCATAGTTGATAGTGAAGATAAGGTATATACGCATAATGATAATCAAAATAACTATGTTAAACGCTATTTAAACTTCAAAGAAGTGCCTTTTAATCAACTTACTGGCACTTGGTATGTATTAGGTCGTATTCATGCAACTGTGAACGAATTAAGGGCCTCTGCGAAGGATGCTGGCCTATATTACAAGGATAATAAAGGTAATAAGTCCTTTGACGAGAGGCAATGGGAGGCCATAAAAGCATGGACTTCTATAAATAATGGCAGAAAGATTGGCAAAAAAGCGGCAGAAAACCTGTACAAATATATCAGGGAAATTAAAGACTCTGATTATAGAACGCAAAAATTTTGGTTAAATATACCAGATTATCAAGAATTTGACTTTAATGATTTAAGAGATTGGGCAGGTTTAGATATGACTGATGAATTTCAAAAAAAAGCTTGGTGGTGGGTATTAAAACGTAATTTTAGTCCAAGACAAACAATATATTTTATTAGATTGTTAAAAAGATATGGACAAGAAGCTTTAAACAAAGAGCCTAATATTTTAATAGATACTATTCATTCTGTAAAAGGGGGTGAGGCCAATAACGTATTAATTTATTCTAAAGCTAATTGGTTATCAGATTTTAATAACAAAAGCAAATTAGAAAAATCAGATGAAAGTAGAGTTTATTACACTGGAGTAACAAGAGCTAAAAATACTATACACTTGCTATCAACAGATTATAAGTATAACTATCCCATCGGCAAAGATTACTTAGTTTATCTAAAAGAAAATGACCAATAGATTATTTTTTGCAAAACAAGTAGGTGGCACACATTACAAAAAATATAAAATACAGCCCTCGCAATTCATAAATGATAATAAAATTTTATTTGCCGAGGGCAATGTAATTAAATATGTTTGTAGACATAAAGAAAAGGGTGGCAAGAGAGATATTCAAAAAGCAATTCATTATTTAGAAATGATTTTATTAAGGGATTATAATGACTAGTTTACAACTATCAATGAATTTTAAAAAACATATCTGGTCTTGTCCGATAGAATATAAAAATCTATCAAACTACTCAGAAATAGCAATTGATTTAGAAACAAGAGATGATGGAATTAATGAAGGTCTTGGCGCCGGGTGGGCCACAAGTAAAGGTTATGTAATAGGTTTTGCAGTAGCTGTTGATGGATGGCAAGCATATTTTCCTTTTAAGCATTTGGGCGGTGGCAACATGATTGCAGAACAAGTAATAAAATATATGAAAGATGTATGCGCATTACCTAACACTAAAATATTTCATAATGCACAATACGATATCGGTTGGTTGCAAGAGATGGGCATTCAGGTAAATGGAAAAGTTGTAGATACCATGGTTGCTGCAGCCATTATTAATGAAAATAGATATTCATTTGCTCTTAATAATTTAGCTAAAGAATATTTAGGTGAAATAAAAGCTGAAACAGATTTGGTTGAGGCGGCAAAAGATCATGGCGTAGATCCTAAAGCTGAAATGTGGAAGTTACCTGCCGAACATGTAGGATTTTACGCTGAACAAGACGCACGGCTCACGTATCTATTATGGCAAAGATTTAAACATGAGATAAATAAACAAAATTTAACTACAATTTGGGAGTTAGAATCTAGTTTGTTACCTATATTAGTTAAGATGCGTCGGAGGGGGGTTCGTGTGGATGTAAGTAGAGCAGAGCTATTAATAAAAGAATTTGAAACCAAAGAAAAGTTAACACAACAAGAAATAAAAAAATTAATAGGTAAAGAGGTAGATATCTGGGCAGCAAGAAATATCGCCGATGCATTCGATAAATTACATATAACTTATCCCAGGACAGAAAAGACAGGAGAGCCTTCATTCACTCAAAATTGGTTAGCTAATTCTCCACATAAAATATCAAAACTTATTGTAAGAGCAAGAGAGATAAATAAATTTCATAGTACCTTTTTGAATTCAATTTTAAAATTTAATCACAAAGGGAGGATTCATGCTGAAATAAATCAACTCAAGTCAGATGAGGGAGGTACAGTCTCTGGTAGATTATCTATGTCAAATCCAAATTTACAACAGTTACCAGCAAGGAACAAAGAATTTGGTCCAATTATAAGGGGTTTATTTTTACCAGAGGAGGGTTATAAATGGGGTTCATTTGATTATTCACAACAAGAACCAAGAATGGTTGTTCATTACGCAGCTTCCATAGGTGAGGGTTATGAGGGTTCACAAGATTTAGTTAGAGCCTATGATAGTGCAAGTGCGGACTTCCACCAAACAGTTGCCGATTTAGTCGGCATTGAAAGGACACAAGCCAAAACAATAGGTCTGGGGCTTATGTATGGAATGGGTAAAAATAAGTTAGCCAACTCATTAGGTTTAACAAAAGATGAGGCCACGGCTTTAATTGTAAAATATAATAGAAAAGTTCCATTTGTAAAAATGTTATCAGACAGGTGTATGAACAAGGCAAATGAAGAAGGTGTTATACGCACCAAAAAAGGTAGAAAATGTAGATTTGACATGTGGGAACCAATTGATTTTGGAATACATACTCCAGAAACATTTGAAAATGCATCTGCTAAGTACGGAGCAAAAAATATAAAAAGAGCTTTTACTTTTAAAGCCTTAAACAGATTAATACAAGGTAGTGCAGCCGATCAAACGAAGCAGGCTGTAGTAAGTTGTAATGAAATAGGTCATACCCCAATCTTACAAATACATGACGAATTATGTTTTAATGTTAAAGATGATAATGATACTAAAAAAATTAAAGAGACTATGGAACAATGTATGCAATTTAAAGTTCCTAGTGTAGTCGATATTAAATTAGGTAATGATTTTGGACAAGCTTCTTAAAACTTTTGATTTTGCTTCACGTATAATCATACATCCACTGTATCAAATTTTTCCACAAAGATTGGTTGTAAGATACTTTGATGAAGTAAAAACAAATTACATACCTTATCATTATTTAAAAAAAAGTATTATACGAGACATGCAAGTAAACGGATTACTTGTGCCAATTATAATTAATAAAGATAACGAAATAGTTTCTGGTAGAAATAGATTTAATATTTTAAAGAAAGAAAAATTTGCTGCAAGTTTATTTTATAAAATAAATAATGATAATGAATTAGAATATTTAATTAAGGTTGGTGAAAAAATTTGGAATATGCATAAAAATAAAAAAACAATTAACGATTGGAATTTTTTATTTGAGGACGATATTAATGCATTAACGGAAAAAAATTTCCATATTCTAAAAGAAGGTGTATTAAATTAACAACCGCTTTCGTTTATTCTATCTTCATCACTTACAGTATAGTTCATGTTTAATTTCAGTAAGCTTAAATCTCTAATTTTTCTTTTTACCTCTTTAAGCTCTTGATCTATTTTATACATATCAAAAGTTTCTATACCGTTTTCTAAAAATGACATGTTCCACTGTGATTCCAAACTTATTTTTTTGGCTAACAGCTCACTTTCATTATTTAATGACATTCACTTCTTCAAACGTTATGAACATTTTACTAGGTGTGGTGCCAAGCTCCTCGTGCCACGAACCACGGCCTGATAATAGTTCGGTTGCGATGTCTTTCCTCGCTTTTTCATCGTTTTCGGATTGAAAGGTGTGATCTATTTTGAAGCCACCATACCGAATTAAAAAACGATAAGACTTCATGAGATTATCTTACCATAAAAATATCATGTAAATCAAGTATTTGTTATCTAAGTAAAAATTAATGAGGAAAATCAATGATTATTATTTGCTTGACATTATATTATTTTATCTTATATCAATGGGACAGAGTAAAAAATGAAAATAAAAAGTAAAAGTGTAATACTAAAAGATATAATTTCTAAAGTCGATCAAGTCTTAAGTGGGTTGCCAACTAATGATTACACTGGTGCACCTATTGAAGACTCTTATGAGTTTGGTCGTTATCAAAGCGATTTGAAAAAATTATTTTATATAACACAAAACGGTGAGCACAAAACTTTTTTATCTGATGAAATGGCTAGAGATTTAATTCACGATGAACTATTTGCAAGGGAGCAAAAATGCACGTAGGTCATCCACTATTTTGGCCAATTTTAATTTTTTTAATTGTTTTATTAGTACCAAAAACTTCAATTGCTTTGTTGTTTTTAATATTGTCACCGTTTTTATGGTAAATAACTTGGAGAAAATATGGACATAACTAAATGGAAAAGTGTTGCTGTTAAAAAATCAGATTATGATTTGTTAAAAGCAATTTGTGATAAAAAATACAGAGCACCTGCTGCAATGATTTCAAAATTTGTAAATGATTATTGCGAATTTCAAGCAAAAAAATTAAACGTATCAATTGATGCTTTTAAGAAAAAATTATTGAATGGTAACTATCGTGAAAAAAAGTAAAAAAAATAAATTAATTTATGATGGATATTTTTTTGATGGTAAAAATAGATTTGATTTATTTAAAAACGAAAATGGTAAGATTATCAAGCGGAGAAAAAAATGAATTTTAACAATGAAAGAAAACTTTGGGCAATTTTTGTAATTACTTGTTGGGCATTAATCATTTTAAATATTATAGCTTTCTATGCTTGATATAGTCCAAGAATTAGGGTGGTGGCAATCTGGATTAGTTGTTGTTCTAGTTTGCTTCATACTAATGTGGTTTGACAGTAGAAAAAAATAATTGACAATCATGAACAAAAAACTTAAAGATCCAACATATGGCTCTCCATATATAGTTTGTGTGCATTGTAGAGGTAATGGTTATGTAAAATTAAGCCCAACACATATTCATTCTGATACAAAAACATGTAGCAAGTGTGGAGGCGAAGGCCATTTCAAAAGAAACAAATCAACAATTACAAGTAGCAACGATCCAGCAATCAATATGCTTAATTTAATAGACTACTTGTATGGACAAAAAAGACAAATCAATTAACGATTTACATAAATCGCTTCAATTATTAGCTAAAAAACTAAATTTTGAAGAATATACCTTAGTTGCAGGAACTATGTTTCAACTTCATGCAGGTATGTCTTTTGGGTATAAAAAAATTTTTGATCCACAATTTTTGCCGGACATAAGTTTAATTTGGCAGATAAATCATAAAAAAGCATATGAAAACAAAGCTAAAGTATTAAAATTAAAACTGATAAGGGGTGGAAAAGATGTCAAACACTAATTACAATATAACAATGAATTTAATTGACAGAGTAACTACAATTAATAGGAAGACCTGGTCTGGACAGGAAATTTCTAATCTGTTAGTTGGCATTCATGAGGATTATGAACATTATGTTGCAACGCAGGCCCCAAAAGAAGTAGTTTTGTATTATCGTGACTTACTCTCTCACCTTATTAAAACTTATGGGCATTGAATTTACACAGATAACTTTAAACAAAGACCATATTATTCCTGAACAAAAACTTTGGCGTGGCGTATTGTATAACGCATTAGATGAAACAATGCTTAATTCGTCTGATCGTAAATCTAGTATTTTTAAAATTGATTCACATAACTGGATTGTAAATAAGAAAGATGATTTTGAGAAAGTTTGTTATTGGGGTGGTTATGATCCTGATAGCGTATGTGAAAAATACGTTGCTGCAGTAAAAAGGGGAGATATAAAATTTAATGCAAGACAGATAGCTTGGGGAAAATATTATCAGCAATACTTAATTTACAAAAGAGTTAAAGACCCTCAATCAAAAAAATATCACCGTGGTCGCCTAGAATGGTTAAGAAGTGAAGTAAAACAAGCAACTACGGCCCTTATTTCAATGTTAATTGTTTCAACAGTGGCTTGATCCCATTATTTAGAACAGACATAATTGTTTGCCAACAAAGGAGAAATCATGGCAAAGAAACCTAAAAATGAAACCATTTCTGATATCTTAGATAGAATTGAAGAGGATATTAATTCTATTAGAGAGAAAGCAGAAGAAATGGAAGATCATGATTGTTGTGACTCTGAAGACGAAGAAAGCGACGATTAAATAGAAAAAGATAGCCAGAGTGAAAAACTCTGGCTATCCCAACAAGAGTACTACACGTAAATTAAGTAGTTCTTAAATATAAATCTTTAATTTTTTATTGTCAATTGGTTAAGACTAGCTCCACAAGTTTAATTGTAGAGCTAGTGCATAGTTTAAACCAACTATGAGGTTACTTAAAATGAAGGTTTATTTTTGTACCGTGTTTCATGTGAAATGTCAAAAAAATAATGAATCACGGCCCACGGGCCACGTACAATGCACCTCCTAGTAAAAAAAATTTTAAATAAAAAAATTTGTATAGGCCCGGAATGTTGGGACAACTGGGAATAATGAGCAAAATAGCACCTTATTTACTCCCAGTTCTCCCAGTTCTCCCAGTATAAAAATTAAACAATTGAAATTATTACATTTTATAATCCCTTGATGCTAAAAAATAGAATTATTGACCTGATATATATATTTCTAAGGTTGTACATTGTAGTATTATTTGATGACTAGAAAACCTAATCAATTAAAATCAGTAAGTGAGTTAACTCCTAAGCAAAGATTATTTGTAGATTATTATGTTGAAAATTATGGCAAAGCAACAAAGGTTGAGGCAGCTTTACATGCGGGATATACAAGCAAATCCAAATATGGTCCAACTGAAACGGCTAGTAGATTGATGAATCCGGATCTGAATCCACATGTGGTAAGATATTTTGAAAAAAGGTATGCACAGGAGTTAGCGGTAAGAGAAAAAGATAAACTTAGAAGTTATAAAAGATTTGAACATTTAAGTAAAAAAGCTGAAGATAAAAATCAATTTGCAGCAGCGATCAATGCAGAATTCCGAGTGGGTCAAATGGCAGGTCATTTTGTAGATAACAAAGTCATAACTCACCTTGGTTTAGAAGGGATGTCGCGTGAACAACTTGAGCGTAGGCTTGAAGAGCTTGAAAATAAAATCGAAACCTCGAGAAATATTATTGACGTCACGTCAGAAGCAGTTATTGAAAAGTCCTGATTGGAAGGACTTTATCACTGTTTTTAACGAGATACATAATACACCAAAGCTATCAACAAATGTTGGGATAGTTACGGTGGCCATAAAAAAATGAAAAAGGGTAAGGACAAATATCCCTTAGTAAAAATTTTGTGGGTTGATATAATTTCTGATTCTAACTGGAAACCTATTACTGAATTTGAAAAAGAAAAATTACCTGTTTGTGTCTCGGTAGGTTATTTATTTAAAAAAACAAAAAAATTAGTTTGGCTTTTTAGTGATTTTAGTGTCGGGCATAAAGATATTGATGAAGTTGGCAATACAACAATTTTACCGACTTCAGTTATATTAAAAATTGAATTCTTGACTTGATAAATTATGTCAAAAACTAATGAAGCAAAACTCTGGTTGCGTATTAAAAACCTAAAGTTAAAAGCTCATTTTACCCGCATAGAATCTAGCACAATGAATGGTATTCCTGATATAAATGTTTGTGATTCCGGTGCAAATTATTGGCTTGAGCTTAAGTCAAATGACCTCAAGAATTGTGGTTTAACAAAGTGGCAAATCAATTGGCACTGTAGCAGAATTAAATCTGGTGGTTATGTATTTATTCTGAATCAGGCCCTTGTTCCGAGGGCCTTAAAACTTTTGACCGTGGATCTCGTTTCTCGTTGCCCGGTTCTCGTTTCTCGTTTCAATGACAATGAAGATGGACTCAGGCATCTCCTTCAGGCAGCAGCGTCAGGAGCTCGTGGTTCTCGCTCCTCGTTTCTCGTTTAATTACGCCAAATAATGATTTAAAAAGCACCATCGGTTAGCTCCCGTGCCTGGATTCAGGCATCTCGTCTCTCGCTTCTCGTTTGATATCGCCGTGTTTCTTAAATAGAAGAAGCATCCAGCCTGAGAGCAGCTCCTTCCACAGCTCTCCTGCATAAAAATAATCTAACCAAGCTCTTGACTTCAGGTATAAACTATCTTATCTAAATGGGAGAAACCAACAGGAGAAAAAATGAAAGAGAAAAAAACTAATGAACAAGTCTTCACGGATAAACTAAGTGAATATGGTTTTAAGAAAAAACCCATGTCAGAAGATGGAGTTCATATGTGGGAGATGGATCCTTCTAAATTAAGAAAGAAAAAAGAAAATGAACAGGAGGAAAAATGAGAATAATGCAGACGGTGCATTGGCAAGGTAAAAACTATCCAATGCCCTTTGACGTGAATTTAGAATGGGATAAAGGTCAGATAATAGAAGTACAGAATCGTTTCGGAGGTGACAGATGCAAGCTGCCGTGGTTTGCAGTCGCTGTGTACGACATGATTATGGGGGCCGAAAGATTTGAGGATTGGAAAACTCATCGTGAAGGTCTCGACTGGTTTATTGAAAATTTTCCATCTGAGTATATGGTTCTTTTGGATTGATCATGAAAAATAAAAATAAACTATTTGTCTACGATATACCTGCAACGATGCGTTATAAAATTTTTGCAAAAAATAAAACTAGTGCAAAAAAAATATTTCTAGAAAAAGCTGGATATGAAATTATGGGTGAGCCTATTTATTTTGAAGACGACATCAGGAAGGCCGAACCTGTGAGATTTAATTAAGGAGTTTGTAACGTGTGGACTCTGATATTAATCCTCGCGCTATTTGCAATCTTGTATCCTGAGACAGCAGCCACCATTTGGATCGTCCTGATTCTCGGGGCGTCCAAATTGGTGTAGGTCGCTCTCGTTCTCGTTCTCGTTGGGGCTCGGTTCTCGGATCAGTAAACAAGAAGTAGCCATCGGCATCCAGGCAGCTGTGGTGTCTCGTTGGTTTGCAGAATTTTTTGCAACCATAACTAGAAAATCTGGACGGGGTGTAGGTCGTTGGAAGTTCAACTTGCAAATCCTTGTGCTTTATAGAAAGACTTTTTTACAACTAAATAGTGAAAAAGTTCGTTTGACAAAGTTTAGCGAATATCTTATCTGTATGGGATAAATCAACAAGGAGGAAAAAATGGGCTTTGACTTATACGGACTTAATCCTAAAATTAAAGAGGGTTCAGTAAAACCCTCAATAGATTGGGAAACAGCAACCGAAAAAGATAAAGAGGATTATTACGAAGCTAAAGACAAATTTGAAAATGATAATAAAGGTTATTATTTTCGTCTCAATGTTTGGTGGTGGAGACCTCTCGCTAATTTCATAATTGAAGAAACTAAATGCGTTGAAGATAAAGATAGAGATAATTGGCATTACAACGATAATCACGAGGTTAATGAAACAACAGCATTAATGATTGTAAGACAATTAAAACATCTATTAAAAACTGGTCGTGTTGATGAATATGAAAAGTTTCACGCAGAAAAAATAAAACAAGCAGAAAAGCATAATGAAAAATTAGAAAAATTATGTCAGCAGTTGCGTGAAAAAGTTATCGAAGAAACAAAAGATAAAAAGATTGTCCCAAGAGATTACCCAGAAAAGCACAAAAAAGTTTGGGATAAAATTTTTAAAAAAAGAAACCCAATAGCTAATTATCCATTCTCAAAAGATTGTGTGATTGAGTTCATAGAGTTCGCCGAGAATTCTGGTGGTTTTACTATCGGATAGTTCTCGTTCTCGTTCTCGTTCGTGGTGGTTTTATTTAATTATAAATAAAAAACCGCCACGGGAGGCGGTGGAGACTGTGGTGGTGTCAAGTAAAATAATACATTAAACTTCTTGTAATCTTATCTTAATGGGATTATATATTTAGAAACAAACAACAGGAGTAATCAATGACAAACAAAGTAGTACAAATAAAAAAAACTACTAAAGTTAGTAAAGATGAAAAAAAATTTTTACTAAATTATGGTATGATGAAAGAAACGATTAAGGGTTATAAAAAACAGATGGAGTTAATGACCCCAGAAATCGCCGAACTATTTGAAAGAGTAAAATCTAATCTAATCGTTCTCGTGGATATGGATAACGACTTTGAGGGTTTTGCTCAAAAAATAAATCGTAAATTAAAAAGATTTGATGTGACTAAATTCAAAGAAGAACACACCGAACTCTATGAAAAATATTTAATTGATAGTGAATCAACTGAATATAAAGTAGAATATAAATTAGCTGAAAAAACAAAATAGCTAATACAACCTACACTAGAAACCTTGTCATGTCTTTAGTGTAGGTTTTTTATTTCTTGCATTAAAAAAATAAATCTTTATAAATTTAATTAACAAACAACAGGAGTAAATTATGCCAAACAATCTAATGGAAATAGTTAGAAATAGTTTAGTTGAAACTAACTCTAACAATGAAATAGAAGAGGCAACCTCAAACCCTGTACATAAAAAATTGAACTATCAATTTATGTACAAGCAACTTGAAAGTGCAGTTGAAGAGATATTAATTAAATATCCTAATGATGAGGTAGTCAGGGAATTAAGGGCTACAGTCATTAGAAACTTACAACCTATCTTACAATTATTAAAAGATAATCAATAAATACTAACCTAACCTTCCTGCTGGTTTTCACCAGCAGGAAGCATCACCGAAGCGTTCTGCTTTGGCCAAGGCTCAACTAATAGTCTAACATATTAAATTAAACACCAAATATTGTGTCTCGCACACAACTTACGATTGTAGCCACGCTAGAGTATAAAATATCAGATTTGTAAATACATAGAAATAGAATTACTTATAGTTTATAGTAGAAGGACCCATGGATAAATCTCTCTATACAATTGAAAAACTTCGTGCAGAAGTTGAAATAAAATTGTTGAATCATATAAGGTTGTGCCAGGATAATTTTTTATATTTTGTTCAGGAAGTTTGGCCTGATTTTATTTGTCGTAAAGAAAAGGACCCAACTAAATGGGGGCACCATCAAATTATAGCAAATGAATTTACGAAGATAGCCAGTCAAAAAAAAGGAAGGCTCATTATAAATATGCCTCCACGACATACTAAATCTGAATTTGCTTCCTATCTTTATCCAGCTTGGATGATAGGGAAGTTTCCCAAGATGAAAATAATGCAGGTGTCTCACAACGCAGAACTTGCTGTAAGATTTGGTAGTAAGATTAGAAACTTGTTGGAGCGATCGGAATACAAACAAATTTTTGGTAACGTTAAATTAAAAGAAGACTCAAAAGCAAAAGGACGTTGGGAAACAAATCATGGTGGAGAATATTACGCTGCAGGTGTTGGAGGATCCATCACGGGCCGTGGTGCGGATTTACTGATCATTGATGATCCACACACGGAACAAGATGCTATGTCTGATATGGCCATGGACCGTGCATACGAGTGGTACAACTCTGGACCTAGACAACGTTTACAACCAGGTGGATCAATTCTAGTTGTTATGACGCGTTGGGCAGAAGATGATTTGACTGGCAGATTAATAAAGGCTCAAAAAGAATTGAAAGCAGATAAGTGGAGATTAATTTCTTTTCCTGCAATTTTAAGTTCCGGTAAACCTGTGTGGCCTGAGTATTGGGATCTAGATGAACTTGAAAAAGTTAAGGCATCGCTACCTGTAAGGAACTGGGCAGCTCAATACATGCAAGAACCAACCTCAGATGAAGGGGCAATTATAAAAAGAGAGTGGTGGAGAATATGGAAGAAAAAATCTATACCTAATCTTTCACACGTCATACAATCTTACGACACGGCATTCAGTGCAAAAGAGACTGCAGACTATTCAGCAATAACTACTTGGGGAGTATTTTATCCTCATGAAGATAAGGGTGCTAATATTATATTATTAGATGCTTTAAAAGGTAAATATGATTTTCCAGAATTAAAAGCTGTGGCATTAGAAAACTATAAATACTGGGAACCAGAGACAGTTATCATAGAAGCTAAAGCTTCTGGACAACCTTTAGCCCAAGAATTTAGAAGAATGGGCATACCTGTAGTAGATTTTATGCCAACAAAAGGAAGAGATAAACACGTTCGTGTAAACGCTTGTGCACCTATATTTGAATCAGGATCAGTATGGATTCCAGAAGGAGAACACTATGCACAAGAGGTTATTGAAGAGTGTGCTGCGTTTCCAAATGGTGCAAATGATGACTATGTCGACAGTACCACACAAGCTGTGTTAAGATATCGCCAAGGTAGCTATGTTGAAACTCTTTCTGATTGGAAAGATAAAATGGACAGGATACCCAAAGAATATAAATATTATTAGGAGATTATATGAAAAATAAAAAAAAGAAAAAAGGGTTCCCTGATTTAAATAAAGATGGAAAAGTAACTTTTAAAGATATTCTAATTGGAAGAGGAGTTATCAAAAAAAATAAAGGCGGATCGTTAAAAGGTGGCCAAAAAAAATTAGACGCTAACAAAGATGGTAAAATTTCTGGAGAAGATTTTGCAATGTTGCGAAATAAAAAACCGGTTAAAGCTGTTGCTGGATTATTTGCAAAAGGAAAGCGCGCAAAAGAGTATTTTAAATTACTAGGTAACTTACCAGCAATAACACCTTCTAAATTTGCAGAAAGAGGAATGAAACTTAGTACTGAAACACCAACGCCTTCTGAATTTGTAAGAAGACGAATGATACTTAGTACTAAAACACCTTCTACTGCAAAACGAGCAGAAGAGTTTGTTCCAAAAAGTAGAGTAAAAGAAGCAGGCACGAGAGGTTTTCTTTATGGAACAGGAGCAACGGCAGCAGGTCTTGGAATAACGGGTGCTAAGATAGAAGAAAGAGATTTTAAAAAAGCACGACAAGAAAAAGAAACAAAAGAACGTACAGCAACAGAAGGTTCTTTTAAAAAAGGTAAAATGATTAAAGCAATGGACGGAGAAATGGTAGGGATAGATTTACCTCAAGATTTTGAAAATCTTCCTGATCTAAATGATTTACCTGAAGTATCTAAACCAATAACTCAAAATGAAAGACGCCAACAAATCATACGTGACAGGTCAACTAAAAAAATTCTAGACCAGTTAAGAACACCTGCCATGAGATTGGATCCAAGAAAAAAAATGGGTGGTGGTATGATGAATGAAGATCCCATGGGTTATAAAAGCGGTGGTGCTATAGAGGTAGGTAAAGGTAAAGATTATATTAAAGACTTACTATAATTAAGAATTAATATGACTGAAAGAACAAGACCAAGACCGAGTGGGAAAATAAGAAGACCAAAACCAAAAATAAGAATCCTAACTCAAGAAGAAATGGATTCTAATAGACGAGTGCGTGAAGTAGAAGATACAATTCACAATCAACTTTATCCAGAAGCAGAAGGAGCCTTAGGGCCTCCAGGTGGTATTATGGAGGCAGAAGGTATGGTTGAAGGAGGTTCCGTAAGAGGACAGAAACCAATTCAAGTTAAAAAAAAAATTTTCTAGGAAAGATCATGTCAGACAGTATTAGACTGCGTGGTAAACTAGGTGAAGAAGTTGATAAAAGAAGAAAGAAAGAACTTGAACCTATAGTCGAAATGTTAAAAATGCCAACAACAAAAGAATCAGTCGATGCATTTAAAAAAATGGGAGAGAAGAAAAAATTAGGAGGTAAAGTGAAAGTAAAAAAATTACTTCCAGGAGGTTTAATAAATCCAGCAATGCGACTTCTAGTTAAATCTACTATGCGAAAAAACATGAAAAAAACCCCAGAAATTGCAGCTGAAACTTTTGAAGATATAAAAAAAGCAAGAGATATTGTACAAAAATCTAATGTAACTTTTGCAGGGAAAAAAGTTGATACAAGTAATTTATCAAATAAGGATAAAGTTTTTGAACAAATTTCTCCTTTAGCTGCAAAAATTAAAAAAACTGAACTATATGAAAATTTATCTAATCTTGCTATTAAAAGTCCAAAAATTAAACAGGAAGCTAAAAATGAAATTATAAAAAATTTAAAAAATCTTAAGGAGTATAAAGATCAAACTGTACAAAAAATTACATCAGTAATACATAAAGATGTTTTTAAACCAACCATGCAAAAATCTGGTGGCTTCATTGATATGACTAAAGATAAAAAATATTACAAAGGTATGTTGTAATGGCTGGTAGAATTATATTAGATTCAATAAAAATAGTTCCAAAAATCTTAAGATATGCAAGAAGGTTCGGAGATAATGCCGCTAAAGAAAAATTTGGAGAGATCAGATTTGGTGCTGCAAAACATATAGATACTGGTGGAGGTTTTGCCAGAGATGTTGACCGTGCACGTGGAATAGATAAACAAGTTGTAAATGCAAATTATAAAAGATTATTTGGTGAAAAACCAGACAAAGATGATTTTCAATATAATAAGCGCGAAGTGTTAAGAGCTTTAAAAGAAGAGGGTGGATCAAAAAAAATTATGTATGAAGCAAAAGGGGGCTTCATTGATATGACTAAAGATAAAAAATATTACAAAGGGATGTTGTAATGGCTCGTGGTACTTGTTGGGTAGGATATGAACAAAAAGGGATGAAGAAAAAAGGTGATAAGCTTGTGCCTAATTGTGTAAAAGTTGCAAAAAATGGCGCCTCAATTAAAAAAAAAATAGCTGATAAAAAATTAAATCAAACGGAGCCAAGAGGCGAGATTGATGTTGGTGGACGAAAACAAGATACATACGATGAATATTTTTCTGACAGCTTAGATCAAAATGTAACTCCAGAGCCAGACATAATGTTTAACATGCCTTTTATAAGAAAAAGTGATGATCCAAGACCAGCTGATATAAGAGCTATAGAGATTAAAAAAGGTGGCACGGCTAGAATACCTAGAAAACCAGGTCAACCAGCGGGATCAAAAAAACATTCTGATTTATATACGGATGAAAATCCAAAAGGCACTATACATGGTTTAAAGTTTGCAACAGAGTCTGATGCTAGGAAGAGTGTCGCAAAAATTAAAGCAAGTGGTAAACCTCACGCACATAAAGTTCAAGCTGCAATTGCCATGGAGCAAAGAGCAGGTGTTATGGGTAAAGCCTCATCTGCTGGTGTTTATAGAAGTTATATTGATTCCATTAAAAAATCTAAAAAATCGACTGGCGGATTTATAATCGGTAAAGGTCAAGATTATATAAAAGATTTAATATAGGATGATAGATGTCAGAAATTCAAAAACTTTTACAAGAAAAATTAGGTTTTGAATCTACCTCATCTGTTCCCAGTGATTCAAAAAAATCCGAAGATTCAGGCTTAGGTTTAGCTGGAGGATTAGGAGTACTTGGAGCTACAGGTCTAGGTATTTATGCATTAGCACGTAGACGATTACCTGGTGCAAAATTAATAGACGAAATTGCAACCAAAAAAATACCGCAGCTTCCCGTATCACGAAACACGGATATTCCTGGTGATCCAGTTGCTGAAATTTTAAACGTTGTTCCAACTAAAGCTCAGCAAGCTGTAAACGTTGCACCCTCACAATATCAACAGTTCATAGATCAATTTAAACAATTAAGAGATGTTAGTAAAACAAAACCATTAACCTTAGGAGGTAAAAAAGAAAGATTTGGATCTGCATTATATGATTACCTTGCGCAACATCCTGCTAACAAACCGTTACCCGCTGATCAATGGATTAAAGAATTTTCAAATTTTAATAGATTAAGTTCTATTGAATTATCTGTTCCAGGTGCAAAAATTAGAGCCTCAATAACAAAAGAAGAATTGTTTGACACCAACATTGCTCAGTTTAATAAAGAAGGAAAACTTGTAGGTGGTTTTTTAAGATTAGCAAAAGAAAATAATTTACCTGTTTCAAAACTAGATCTTATTCAAATGGTTGAAAAATCGCCAGCTGTAAACACAGTTATTAAAAGATTTAGATATGCTAAACCAGAAAAAATGCTAGAAAATGCAACAGATTATGTTAATGATGAATTAAGACTACTTGATGATGTTTCCAAAAAATTAGATGATTATTATGCCAAGATGCCAACGCAAGAAAAAGTAAATATTCAAAATCTTATAGTAAGTGTTCAAAAAGATATAATGGAAGCTAAATCTCGTGCTGTTGGTGTAAGAGCTAGATTTGCAAATATTTTAGAGGAAGGTTTACCGGCTAAACAATTTCCTCAAGAATATTTTACTTCAATTAAAAAAAACGAAAAATCTTTATCTGGTTTAGGAAGAGTCAGAGATAGTATTAAAAGAGAGCTTAATATAGATCCTGAGCAATTTATATCACAAGAAAATTTATCTCAACTAGCAAATAAAGGTAGAGCAATTTCTAGAAATATATCGTTACAGGCAAATTTTGATAATTCAGGCATGGCTCGAGGATTAACACCTAGGTATGGTGACCAATATAGTTATAGAATGTCAGGCTCTGAAGATTATTTCGAAGATGTCGCTTTTATAAAAAAAATACCATACGATAAAAATATTAAACCTGGAGTTTTAGGAGCACAAAGACATTATGAGAATGTGGAAGGCGAAAATTTTGTAAATCAAATTTATCATAATAGATATGGTAAAAGATCATTAGAGGGAAATCCAAATAAAAAAGTTTATGCAATAGATGAAATACAATCAGATGTTCAAGCTGTTGCTTTTCCAGCAGATCCAACAAGATCTAAGGTAATTAATCCTTTTAACACCGAACAAGAATTTAATCAAGCTAACGTTGCTTTAAACAATCTTAAAAATAAGATGAAAGTATTAACTGATAAAGGTGCAGCAATGACTGACAAAGATAAAATTGAATTTAGACTTCTAGCATCTAATTTTGATGAACTTAGAAAAAAAACACTTAATGCTTCTAATGTAGGAAAAAATTTAGAAAAATTTAGTTACACAGATGAAAATCAAATTCCTTACCTACCTTTTTTTAGTAGAGACTCATATGGTGATCATGCTTTAAAACAAACATTAAAATCAGCTGCTGAAAATAATATTAGTTGGGTTGTTGTAAATCCTGTTGAAAGATTACATGCTTTAAGAAATTTAGCTCCCGGAGCAGAAAAACCTTATTATGGTAAGTTAGGTGATTGGGAATTTTATGGAAGTGTTAGTGGTAAAGCTGGTAGGCCAGGAGTGTACGCTAAATCTGATACTAAAGGAGGTCAAGTTAAACTTACAGATCCAAAATTATTTGCGGTAATACCTGATAGAATGAGGGATTTAGCAAGGCAATACAATACGGAAGCAAAGACAATAAATGTGTCTTTATCTGATCCAAACAAACCATTTAAAATTGTTAAATCTATAAGCATGGATGAAAACGCTGCTAAAGCATTAGGTGTGCCTAAAGAATTATCAAAACAACATAGGGCTGCCTTTAAAACTCAAGCAGAGGCAATAGAATGGAAAAGATTAACAGGAGAAGGAGGTGAGATTGTTAGAATGGAGGCTAACGACCCTAATCTTTACTATCCTGCTTTTGGAATTAAAGTAACTGAAACTATGAAAGGAATACCATTTAAATTGTACAAAAAAGAAGGCGGTCTAGTCGTCAATATATTTGCGTGATAATATAATCCTTGCTATAACAAATCAATAAACCATGGCTGAAGTAGATAAGAATAATCAAACAGAGGAGCCTCTACTTGAAGAGAAAGAAGTAGATGTAGAAATAGAAACACCAGCCGAAGATGATGAAATTACAGAAACTACAGAAGAAACTACAGATAATTTTTATAAGAATTTGGCAGAGGATATGGACGAAACAGTTCTATCACGCATGGCAAATAGTTTGGTTCAAGATTATAAGAGAGATAAAGTATCAAGACAAGACTGGGAACAAACTTATACTCAAGGTTTAGATTTACTAGGTTTTAAATATACAGATCAAACCAGACCTTTTCAAGGAGCTTCAGGTGTAACACATCCATTATTGGCAGAATCAGTGACTCAATTTCAAGCTCAAGCTTACAAAGAATTATTACCTCCAGAAGGTCCAGTCAGAACGCAAGTTGTTGGAGCAGCTACTAAAGAGACAATAGAGCAAGCACAAAGAGTCCAAGATTTTATGAACTATATGTTAGTAGATCGAATGCAAGAATATACTCCAGAATTTGACCAGTTATTGTTTTATTTACCAATATCAGGATCCGCATTCAAAAAAATTTATTATGATGAAATAATGCAAAGGGCTGTTGCAAAATTTGTTCCAGCACAAGATTTAGTTGTGCCTTATTATGCAACAGATTTACAAGATTGCGAAAGAATTACTCATATTGTTAAGATGAGTGAAAATGAAGTTTTAAAAAAACAAAAAGCCGGTTTTTATAGGGACATTGAGTTATTAATAAAAAGACCAGAAGAAAGCAGCCTTAAACAAAAGCTTGATGAGATTGAAGGTGTTAAACCAACAGGTGACACAGAGTATCAACATAATATTTTAGAGATGCATGTTGATTTAGATCTTGAAGAGTATGAAAAAAATCCAGAACTTTCAAAAAAAGATAAAAATATAAAAGTCCCTTACATTGTTAGTATTGATGAGGGTTCACAAGAAATTTTATCCATCTATCGAAACTATAATCCAGATGATGAATTAATGAAACGAATAGAATATTTTGTTCATTATAAATTTTTACCAGGATTAGGTTTTTATGGATTTGGTTTGATACATATGATTGGTGGTTTATCAAGAACAGCAACTTCTGCACTACGACAATTACTTGATGCTGGCACCTTAGCTAATCTACCAGCTGGATTTAAGTCTAGAGGTATAAGAATACGTGACGACGATCAACCTTTTCAACCTGGAGAATTTAGAGATGTTGATGCACCTGGTGGAAATATCAAAGATCAATTCCAAATTTTACCATTTAAAGAACCAAGTCCTACTTTATTCTCACTTTTAGGCTTTTGTGTTCAAGCTGGACAACGTTTTGCTTCAATTGCTGACATGCAATTAGGTGAAGATGCTACCAATAGAGCGGTTGGAACTACAATTGCACTACTAGAACGTGGTTCAAGAGTCATGAGTGCTATTCATAAGCGAATTTACTACACCATGAAGCAAGAATTTAACCTTTTAGCTGATGTTTTTGCAACTTATTTACCTCCAATTTATCCTTATGCAGTTACAGGAGCAGATAGACTAGTAAAATTAGAAGATTTTGATGACAAAGTCGATGTAATACCGGTTGCAGACCCAAATATTTTTTCAATGGCTCAAAGATTTACACTCGCACAAACACAATTACAAATTGCTCAATCAAATCCTGCTATGCATGACCTAAGAGAAGCTTATAGACGTGTTTATGAAGCAATTGGCGCAAGAGAAATAGATTTATTAATGCCACCACCTCAACAACCTATGCCTCAAGACCCTGCAATAGAAAATTCAAGAGCTTTAAGGATGGAATTACTACAAGTTTTTCCTGATCAAGATCATGACGCTCACATTTCTGCTCACGGTGCATTCATACAAAGTAGAATGATACAAATTAATCCAATGGTATATGCTTTACTTCAAGCACATATATCAGATCATATTTCTTTTAAGGCTCAAGGTGAGGTAGGAGCTATGATAGCTGAGTCGCAAGAAATGGTTATTATGTCAGAAAAAGATCCAGAGGGATTTCAAATACAATTTAACTCTATGGTGGCAAAAAAAGTTGCAGAAATAACAGCGCAACTTATTCAAGCAGAGGGTGGTTCTCAACAAATAGATCCTTTAATTGCTCTTAAACAAAGAGAATTAGATTTAAAAGCAATGGATATTCAAAGAAAAGCACAAGAGTCTCAACAAGATCTTGATCGCAAAGAAATTGAACTAGAAGAAAAATTTGATGTAGAAAGAATGAAAATGGAGAATCAAGAGGAACAATCAGCTGAAAGATTAAAAGTTGCTAAAGAAAAATTAAACTTACAAAAACAACAATTAAATTTAAAACAGAGTGTACAAAATAAAAAAACCTAAAATTTTAGGAAAACGTTTTGGACCACCTCCTCCTCGAGGTCCAGCTTTTAGAGGATTTAATTTAAAAAAAAGATTTAAAATTGGAAAATTATAATAGCTTATCAAAAAAGGAAAAATTAATATTTCTTGCTGGGTTGTTTGAAGGTGAAGGTTCATTTGGTCTTTGGGGTAAACATACTAAAAATAACATGTATCTTACCATAAATGTCAACATGATAGACAGAG